TGATTCTTGTCCATTATTTAATTGGTCATCTCTGCCTGTGTAAGTAATAATGCTAAATCCTGCTGTAGTATTAGCTTGATGAGTACAAGCATTTACACACCCACTTCCTGTACCTGATTCTGAAACTGAGGTTGTCGTACCACCATTGGCTTTCCATTGCCAAGCTACATAGGTTCTTCCACTTCCATTTCCGTCTGTATCTCCATTTAATGAGAAACCATCTGAATCAAAAGATTCAAACATATTTGCATCTGTTCCCTCATCTCCAGCATCACTTGGTTTTAAATAAGGTCCGTCTCCTCTTGAGCTATCATAAGTAATATGACTTGAAGCGTGGCTTCTGCTTTTATACCAAACCCAGTCTGGCTGCATAGCACTATTACCATCATTAACTATGGCTCTGTCGGAACCACCATTACCTGTATAAATAGCAGTCTGAAAATATGCACTTGGGTCATCTATACTTGTATAAGCCATTATCCGTACTCCGCTAAATTTTTTGTGCAAAGGGCAAAAAAAGAGGTTGGTGGTGCATATTCAAAAGTTCCGTAACCATCGGCATCACTTGCTGCACTTGAGATTGCAAAAGATGAATAACCGCCAGTATTTGTTTCTCCACTAGTGCTGCCGTTATAAGTAGAACAAGCAAAAAAGTATGGCTCATCATTTATGGTGCTTCCGTTACTACCAGCAGCAGGGTCAGCACTGTTCATATAAGTTCCGTTTTTATGCCAATATGCTTTATTGTTATCTATATCTACAGCAACACCAATAATATCTCCTGTTGCTGAAGTTACTCCACCACTACTACTGCCTTGCCAATAAATTTGCCCGTTATTCATATAATATCCAGTACTTCCATCACTAGCTTGACCTGTATAATAATTTTGTGCAACACTTGAAGTTGTCCTTGCCACAGGAGTAAGACCAAAAAATGTATTATCACCTGTGCTGTAATTCTTAAATTCCATGTACCACTTTCCATTTGTCATAGCTATGTTGGTATAAGCGGTTGTCCATGATGTTGAACTTCCTTTGCTAAATTTTGTACCACCTTCAGAAAAGGTTATATTATTTGTACCTGAATTAAATATACTTCCATCAGAAAGAAAGGTTTGAAAATTATTAGTAGGCGTGTCCGTAGCTTGGTCGGCTGCTGCAATATTATTCATAGTGTCAGCATCTAAACCTGATGTTGCAGTACCTAAATCAGAACCATCTTGAAATTCTAAAAATTGGCTTGGTGAAGATATTGTTCCGCTATATGCTTTTGGCTTCCAAATACCACTATCTTCATCAACCTCACCTACATCTGAAGGAACAAGTTGTACTTCACTTACAAATAGATAATCAGCTATATAACCATTGAACCCTGAAGCACCACCACCCCACTCACCTAGAACTAAATGTTGTTCGTAAATATTTTGTGCTTCATCATTTTGACTAGGATATGTTGCAGTAACAAAACTTGTTTCTTCTACACCATTCACATAAAGCCTCATTCTATTTGCTTCTGTAGCCTGTGTTGAATCAACAGCGATAATTATATTGTACCAAGCCGATGTATCTCTAAATACCCTGTTAGTGTTTAATTGTTTCTGTACTCCACTATAAGTTTGATACCATTTTATTTCATCATCAGCTTCAAAAGATAAATAACCATTACTAGCTGTACTCCATATAATTTGTTGTGAACCAAGTTCTGTTCTTTTGCACCAAAGACTCATACTGAATTTTTTCTTTCTTGCACTAGAAGCATAGGTAGAAAAGTTTGTCCAACGCAAATATTCTCTGTTATCAGATTCAACTTTCAAAGAGTTATCAATATCATACCCACCAGTAGATATACTTCCACGATTAGCTGTGCGTTGTAATACTTCCATAGATTATTAAGTTTGTGCCATGTTCTGTACTCTGCCAATTTCTTGCCAGACAGAACCATTGTATCTAAAACTAAAGATGTCAGTCTTACTTGCGGTAGCTGTAACAGTTGGTGCTGTACTAGCTGCAAATTCAAAGACTGTGTTCCAAGCTATTGTACGAGCTGTACCACCTTGTGCAAGTTCTACAGAGATGATTGCACCTTCTACAGCATTACTTGGTGCTGAGAAAGTCGTGTTCTCGGTTGTAACATGGTACGCATTAGCGGCTGCTGCTGCATCCCAAGCTACTGCGTTAGAGCTTGAGGTAATTGCTACTTGAGTTATTTTGGCTGAAGTGGCGGCTGTTGCTATACCTGTTACTAAAAGAGTAGAAGCCATATCAACAGCTCCATCTATATCTACAACATCTAAGTTAGTCGTACCATCAACATCTACATCGCCAGAGATATCTAAATTAGTAAAGACTGAAGTTCCTGCTGCGGTAACAATTCCTGTGGTCGTAAGATTTTCATTACCAAAACTAATAGCACCAGAACTATCGGTAACACTGCCTGAACCCACTGTAAGTGTTCCTGCTGTTAAAGTGTCGAACCAACCTTTTAACCATCTAACGCCTGTAGAACCTAAACTGTCTGTGCTGTCTGTGTCTGAAAGAATATCTGAACCACTGGTGATTCCACCTGTTGCTACCTGTGTAGCGGTAGTGGTTAAAACGCCTGTGACCAAGGCAGTAGTTGCCATGTTTACAGCACCATCAATATCTACTATGTCTAGGTTGGCTGTTCCATTAACATCTATAGAACCTTCTAGGTCTATATCTCCAGCAACAATTAAATCTACGACTGAAAGACTGGCAAAAGCATCTATAAAAGCTGCTCCTGCACCTGCTCCGTCTGAATAAACAACTTTAGTATCTCCAGGCAAAATGGTGATGTTTGCACCAGAGCCACAAGAAAGAATAATATTTTGAGAGCCAGTTGTTCCGTTTTCTATAAACCAAAGTTTAGAAACAGTATTAGGGCTGATGGTAATTGTACAGGCTGAATCTAGTGTGCCTGTATATTTTAGGTACATAGACCGACCTGGATCGGTTGCTCCGTCTGCTATAACTGTTGCATGAGTATCAGCGTTAGTGGTAATGGCTTCTGTGCCATAACTAAAGGCTTCTGCTATTAATTCTAAATTTGTATTGGTTGTAGTTCCCCATGTGCCACTGGCATCACCAGTAGCCATCTCGTTAAGGCGTAAATCATTTACATATGTGCTTGCCATCTTTTATATCTCCGTGCTTTATTGATTGTATATCTTTTTTGTTAAAATGTTAAGCAACTTCTTGCCAGTTAGGTGATTGAGAATCAGAAATAACCGACCAGTCGGTAGTTACTCCTGGAACTATCTCCCCCCAAATAAGAACAAAATTTATTTCGCCTGTTCCTGCAACTGTTGTTGGGTAAGCGATAGCGTCTGCTTTTGTTTGTAAAGAACCTATTGCAGACGTTGCACTAAGTCCTGTAATGCCGATTATGTTATTACCAATAGTTGATACACTGCCTAATGCAGAAGTACCCGCTAAACCAGTAGGAGTTACATTCGCAATACCTGTGACAGTTTCACTTCCTATAGCACCAGTTCCTGCAACACCTGAACTAATAACTACTTCTGCAGTACCTGTAGCGGTTTCAGTACCTAACGCAGAAGTACCTGCTAAACCAGTAACTCCTGTAAGAGCAACTCCTGTGGCAGTTGCTGTTCCTACTGCTCCTGTAGCAGCAACTCCTGTTTCTGCAACTATTGCAGAACCTTCACCTGTAACAGAACCTAAAGCAGAAGTACCTGCTAAACCTGTTTCGGTAATATTTGCATCACCTGTAACTGTTTCTGAACCTAAAGCTGAAGTTCCTGCTACTCCTGTTAAAGTAACAGGTATAGGTTCACCAAAGGTTAATTGACCCCAAGTGCCTCTACCCCAACCGTTAAGATTAGCCATACTAGGCTAAACTACGCTATTCTTATAATAGCGTTAGATGCATCAGCAGTAGGGAAGGTTATTGTAAAACTCCCTGCTGTAGATGTTTTATCCCCGCCAAAATCAAAGACGGCAACTGCTGGATCACCTGCTGCAGTATCGTTATAGATCATGCAACCTCTAGCGGTAATAGTTGCAGTACCAAAGGTTAAATCAGCAAAGTCAGTAAACGCCGTCGTTCCTGAAGATGTGGGATTAATATTTGTTAAAGCTGATCCCCCTGCAGTGTAATTAGTTCCTGTTGCTTGATTGGTAGTAGTATACGCAGTTGTTGCTGCTCCCATCGTAGCTGAACTTGTGTACAACGCCAGTTTAAAACTATTTCCTCCAGAAGCTAAAAAATTATGTTTTGCTTCCATTAGTTCTTTTTTAAAACTCGTTGCCATTGCTTGTGTTATCGCCATTATATTCTCCTTATTATATTTGCTAGGTCTTTATGACCTTGTTTTTCTAATTCGTTACACACTGTACAAATATGGTTTTTTACACCTTCTTGTATATAGTATGCAACTACCATTTTGGTTCGGTCTTTAAAAGCATGAGCCTGTGCTTTAATCATCGGGTCAGCTTTATCACTAATAGAAACTATTTTATTTGTTGCCATTTCTGCAATTTCATCGACGCTATGTCCTTTATGGTCTGTAGTGGTAACGCCTAAACTACCTATTGTAACATCTGTTTTTAATGAAAACATATCAATACTCCTTTGGTTCTACAGGAGTTAAGTTTAAATCATTTCTATTGATTATGCCTACTGGTTTAATTGGAGCATCCATTTCAATTTCAGAAAGTTTACAAACGCTCATGGTTGGACCATTTTGATAAGATATTTTAGGGTCTGCTAAACGATGATACCCATATAGTTTTTCTTGTAAGGGTATATCCATATCAAGCAACGATGATCTAGGGGCTACTTCGATTTTTATTCCTGCATCAATACATTTAGATAACCAAAACTCAGTACAAGAACGTCCTGCTTCTGCAAAATGCATATTACTTTTATAGGTAAAATCAATTCCGAACAAAGAAAGTTGACCAACCTTGCTCCATAAAGCAAAAGCTATGGCATAAGGGATTGTATTATTAAAATAAGAACAACCTAAATCATGAATAACTAATTCTATGGGGTACTCTATTGCGGCAGGAACTCTTTCGTCTAACTCACAGGTGTATATAGGAAAATTACATTTAGGTAATTTCTTTCTCATCATTGGGGTCATGGTGCCCGCATCTTCTGTATCTAAGAATCGGCTCATGGGGTCTAAGATAAAAGCTCTATCAATGTTAGGTAAAACACCGATCATGGCATTTACTGCCCATATTTCATCAAACTCTACGCTGTGTGTTTGAGATAAATGAAAATCTATTTGGCTTTGACCCATCGCAACGATGGCTATGTTTTTACCTTCTAGTTCTTTCATTGGGGCATTTGTATTTTAATTTGATCGTGTCTTGCTTCATCTCTAACGTCTTTATATTCTCCTAAAACTTTTAACATCGCAAGAGCTTCTTGGAATTTTTGTTCGTACAACATAATAGTATCGGGGGCTTCTTTCATAAATACAGCACCTTCAACTAAAGAACCATAAAGCATTGCATTCGGAGCATTTTCAGAAAGCCAACTTTTGCCATCGGCACTTAATTGAGTTAAAGACTCAGGTCTGTAATAATAATGTAATTCAAAAGTAAAATTAGTTGATGGGGTAGGAGCTAGAATAAAGGTGTTTTCATCGAACTGACTGTAATATAAAGGGTCTCCTTCTGTTGTTGGTGTTGGAGTGTAGTCTCGAATCCAGGAAACGTGTTTTAACAATAAATAGCTATACGCTCCTGAACCATCAATAAGAGCTAAACTAAACGGAGATAAAAAATCAGAAGGCATCGCTAAATAAGTATTACTGCCTGTTGCTGTTCCTGTTGAGTTTTTACGAAACACAGGAAGTTGAACTGCTTTTAAAATTCTTTCTTCTGTCGTTTGAATAAAAGTATCTAAGGTACTAACAAACGTAGCTTCAGTATTATCTAAATAATTTTGAATTGCTGTTTCTAAACCACTGTATGTAAACCCATTTGCCATTATGTTGTTACCTCTACATCACCCACTGAACCTGTCCCCACTTCTCCTTCAAACTTACTACCTATTGGATCATCTGTAAATGTCATTGTTCGAGTTCCGCTCGGGCTTGTTGTACTGGCTATAACTGCTGTTGATGGGTCTATTGTCGTAACAACTCCTAAACCTGCTTGAGGTAAAGGAACATCGGGTCTAGGTCTCCAAAGAAGTTCTGCATCTGCTCCTATACTTGGTGGGTCTAGTTGTGGATGTTTAGGTTCATAACACTCATGACAAACTCTATTGTTTTCCCAAGTTCCTCGTGCTTCTTTATATGGGTATCTAAATCCGCAAGTATCGCAGATAAAATAAGCATATTTTCCTGAAGCGTAAGCCATTAGATATACTCTTGTTTAGGGACTAGTCTGATATTAGAACGATCTTCATCATAACGTAAAGCGTTAGCTAAATCTCTTTCATATAAATCTTGTATAACAGGAAGTTTCTGAACGTTTTTCTTTATACAAAGATAATAAGCTAACCCAGATACTAAACAAGGCATAAACCTTGTAGGTATGTCTACATCATTAAGAGAAGCCGCAGCATCTTCTATCGTACGCCAAACATAGTAAATGAGTTTGTCCGTTGAGTTCTCGGGCGTTGGATAAAGATGAATAACGGGAGACTTTTTACGTTCTAACCAAAATTCTGTAGAACGTGCTTTAGTTGCTTTATTTGGTATACCTACGTACTCATTTCGATCTATTCTGTCTAAAGGGTAATCAGTTACAATACCACTTACTGTTCTTTCTACGTAAGCGTCTAAAACATCAATATCGTAAGAGTTTAAAGTATATTCATTAGTACCTTCTGTAAGAGTTAACTCTACTTTGGTTACTTCCCACATTTGAATACCTCTGTTTGACCAATCGGCAAACATTATATTCATAGAACGACGTGCTGTAACAGCATCATAAGACGTACGAGCTTCTAATCCTGCAAGTTCGTACGCCTCTTCGATTGCGGTCGCTACATCTAAACTAAATGCACGAGTTCCCGAGGTTGCCATGTTAGTTGTAGTATGCTACAAAAAAGTCGCAGTTAGCCAACACAACATAAGCTCCTGTATCAAATTTTACTCCGTCGTTAGGCAAATAATGGTCAAAAGACTCATTTGCTGCTGAACCGAACTTAAACTCAATAAGTAACTTAGTTGCACTTGCACTCGTTCCGTCATAGATTTTTATAGAACCATCTGCAGCACTTGCTTGTGCTTGAACAGACTGAATTCTTATTGGACCTAAATTAGTAGCAGTACCCGCACCAGAACCAATAAATCCTTGTAATTGTCCTGTTGCAGCTAAAGCTACGGTCGCTTTTACATCTGATGAACTCATATTAATCTCCTATATTAAGATTAAGCGTCAGCAAATGGTGTAACTAAAGTTCCTGACCCTAAAATAATTCCCTCTACTGCGTATTTAGCACTTGCCATAGCAGTAACTTTAACGATACTACCTGCAAGTCCACCTTTAGTAGAACCATTCATAGTGATAACATCGTTAGATGCACCAGAAATAAAAGTTTTACCTGTTGCATCAGTAACACCTGTATATAACCCACCAACGAACTTATCTGTTCCGTCAGTTAAAATATCCATATCTGTTGCTGCTGTGACTACTACAAAAGTAAATGTAGCACCTAAGTTATTTAATTGGTTAGGGTCGTCATTACTTCCTGGAGCAGTTGATACGATTGAAGGTAGTGTAAATTTACCATCAGCATCATTACATACAAGAACTTTACCTGCATGTGCTGCTACTGTAAGAGTAGTATCGGCAGTTAAGCTAACGACGTTAGCGTTACCTGCTGAAATAAATCCTGCCAATGATTGTACAGGACCCGAAAAGGTTGATTTTGCCATAATTTCCTCCGTGGAAATAAGTTCTACTGTCTCGGCTTGTCTGCTAGGTCAGTCTGTAGAACAGGTTAATATATCCTAGTCTTTTGATTGTATACGAATGCCTACAAAAAGAAAAGGGGAACCGAAGTTCCCCTTTAATGAATTCACGTTAATGAATTAGGCTCCTGGTGAACCGAAGATACCTCTCCAGTCACTCCAACCAAAGCTGTAACGTTCTCTCGCCTTGTATCTTACGTTACCAGTTTCGAAGTCGCCTTCCATACTAGTAGATACAGGAGTTCTAACGAAGTGTTTTAACCCGTTAGGAACATCAGTTTTGATGAAGAAAGCGTCAGTATCTGTTAGATAATGATTTACAACGTAGCCTTCTGAGACCATTCCCATATTTCTAATTGCATTAATATCGTTATCTGAAGTACCAACTCTTCCTGGAGTTTCCATCAATCTATCCGCTACGAATTGCAAAGCAGGTGGAATAATTAATTTCCTTGCTTGTGCATTCACTTTAAGGTTTCTTTCATCCTTAAATCCAGCGATATCAATCAATGATTGCTCTAGAGAAGTTTCATTAAGGTCAGCAGCTGTAGACAGCTCATTACTTAAATCAACGTTCGCAACAGTCGGATGGTCGGTAGTCATAAGAGCTTTACCGTCTCCGCCTACATACGATGAACTAAAACCATTGTTTAAAACATTAGCTGCTTTAACTTGCTTGGTTTGTTGCATCGAACGTGCTAGTGCTCTTGTGTAACGTGAAGAAAGTGTATCGTAGAGATTATCTTCGATTGCTTCTTCTGTTAACGCAAACGCTAGTGCGATTGTTTCATGCGTGAAACGAGATGTCCAGGATTCTTGAGCTGTATCATAAATGACCGCTGCTCCTTCTCCTTTAGTCGGTGCCTCACCAAATCCACTTAACATCACTTCTTCCTCAAAAGCCCTTTCGGAGTTCTCAGTATCGAAGATGTCTTCGTGTTCGTTATTATACCTTTCATACTCTAATCCAAAGAGAGCATGGAGTCCAGGTACTAGTTCTTTGACTAGCTGTGCTCTGTTAATCGCCATTATTTATCTCCTTAATTAGACAGCAAATGTGTTAGTAGGGAATGTAAAGAGTCCTCTCGCATAAGCAGCTATTGAGTTGCTTGGTTGCGAGGCGAAGCCCACACATAACGCTACACCACTTGATGTTGTCGCGGTTACCCCTTCCTTCGATCTGCCATTGGTTGCAGAACCAGCAGTTGTAGAAAGAGTATATTTAGAGCCGATGAAGCTTACTGCTGGTGTTCCAGCTGTAAATTGAGCTTCGTAAACGATCGCGGGATCATTGTAAACGAGAGCTTCTGCATCGGCACTCCCTTGTGTCGCAGTTGACGCAGTCCAAACTTTAGAAAAAGTTGGAGTTCCGTCAGATGCGGTATAGTATACCCCGTAAAACACACCTATAGGAGTGCTAGTCGCACCTGCTTGATTAACGTAACCGCTTGAAAGAGTAACGACATCACCACTATAAATAGCAGTTCCGTAGCCACTAGCGATTCTCATTTTTGCAGGACGAATAACACCACCATACATATGATACGCAGGGGTAAAACCATCTGGTTTATCTGTATTAGCCATTATTTTCTCCTTTGTCTATATACATTGTTATTATTAATTACTTTGCATCGGTAGGCTTACTACCGAAGGCGACTTTAGAAGTCCTTTGGATATCACTATCCTTAATAGGCATTCTAGCATCGCTTTCTCGCATAAAGTTTTGATCAACACCTTGCATCGCTGTATCTGCTTGATCTTTAAAATAAGCATTACGCTCTGCTGCAGTTTCAACTGGAACTTTAGCAAGAATTAATCCTCCGACTCCGATTACTCCAGTGTTGCTACCACTATCAATAGTTGGGGCTTCGAAATCAGGATAATCTTCTGCTCTCACAGGTTCATATCCTTCTCTAATACGTTTAGACATATTAGATTTATCATCGATTCCTCGAGTAGCTTCACGAATCCACCTAAATTGATATCCAGGAGGAGCTTCGGGTGCGTCTAACATAGACGGGGGAGCCCAAGGGGTTCTGCGAGTTTGAGAGGCTCGTGTCTCTGCAGATCGTGAGTTACGATCAGTGGTGACTTCTGTTTTATTTTCTTCTGTCATTTTATACTCCTTCAATATGCTTAGCATACTCTTCTAGCGGCACATTCAGTCTTTTAGCTATTGCTACTTGACTTGGTGATAACCTTATTTTGCGTGATGTTTTTTTACCACTAGCCCCTCGGCTAGAAGCAGCGACCTGTTGCACGGGGGCAGATTGCTCGTTAGAAAACTTGTGTGGGAAATTTTCAGCCATACGATTGTCAACTTGGACATAGTAATTATCTGAAGTTGGGTCTACCCCTTCTTCTACTAATTCTTTATGTATTCCAAATGCTGCAAATGTCATTGCTTGGTCATCTCCAAACCATGTATTCTTTTCAGCCCATTTTTCAGCTTTAGGATCTGGTCCTGCAGCTTGTTGTGGCTGTAAAGTCGGTTGATAGGGCTCAACAGGTACTTCCTGTGGCTGAGCTTTTGCCCGAACTTGTTGTTGAGCTTGTAACCTTCTAAGATTTTCTGCTTCAGCGGTAGCACGAGAAAGAACTGTAGTTGCTTCCACAACTGCTTCACTATCTCCTGCGTCTTGTGCATCTTTTAAAAGTCTCTTTGCTCCATCAATTTCAGATTGTACCCTGTTATCGTACTCTTTGAAAAGGGAAGAATCGGAATTCTTTAACTTTTCTTTTAAACTAGTCGCTGTTTGATTAACGCTTTGAGCATAATTTACAGCTTCATCTCGCTGTCTTTCTGCTTCTCGCATCTTATAAGTTAACTTATCAATACGCTTTTGCACTGAATCAGAAATCGTATCTAATTCATCTTTTACTTCTTCTACAGGAGCTTCTTCGACTACTTCAGTTTTAATTGAATCGTCTACATCGGCTTCCCGTATATCAACTTCCCCTTCGGGTAGTTCTAATTCTATTTTTTCGGCTTCGTTATTTTGCATGAGTCCTCCTCAAGTTTGTTATGATAAAATTGCTTCTGGGTCATCGATACAAGCTAAGATTTCGTCATCATTTAAAAGACGCATATCGCCACCTTCTATTTGAAAACGAGCTCCAGCATATCTACCGAAAATAACCCAATCACCTTCTTTACACCAAGCTCCTTCAGGAAACTTATGTGGGTCACTATAAGCATCAGGTCCTGTAGCTACTACATAACCAACAACAGTTGCTAACCTTTCCTTATCAACGGTTTGTTTTGCTAAATGAATTCCACCTTTTGTTACTGAAGATTGTGTAAAAGGTAATATTAAAATTCGATACCCCGTAGGACGTGGTAACGAACTTGCATGAGAGGCAATATTTTCAGGAGTAATTGTTGGTTCTATTGCTTCTTCTGCTTTAACCCCATTACTACCAAAATTATCGACTCTATCTGGAACAGTTGTTGTTTCGACATTATTAGTCATTTGCATCCTCCATATTAGAATGTAGGGTTTGAATTTCCTGTTCAGAAAAACTCAAACCTGCTATTTCACCGACTATCCTTTGGTATTGTTCAAAATTCTCAACACTTCCAGAAGCCAATGTTTGCATGAGAGCTTCTTTTCTCTCACGGTATTTACGGAGCAAATGCTCCGTTGCTAAGATATAGTCCATTAATTATTTAATAGAACGATACCAAAGAAGTCCTTTTGTCTGTCCATAAGCCGCTTTTACTTTAGCTTCTTCAGGTTTGTCTAAGCATTCACCTGCTTGAACAGATTGTGTTTTTGTTGTATCCTCTACACTAGGAAAACTAGGAGACGCCTTTGTTTTCTTTGGTGATGGTGAAGGATATTTATCGTTATCGTAATAATCTCGCATTATTTTTCTCCGTTTTGTTTTCTACTTTCCCTAACTGTTTTTACTAGTTCGGTGTAGTTCTTATCAGCATCAGCTTTTGCTTTCAGCTCAAGTTCTTGTAAGTCTATAGCAGCTTTAGTATCTTGTACTCTTAAATCAGCTTCTATTTTCTCGCGTTTAATTTGTGCGTCTAGTTCAGCTTTCATTGCGGCTAGTTGTGAATCTCTTTGATCGTCGCCTTCTTTTTGCATCAACTGTTCTCTTTCAAGTTGTAGTTGTTGTTCGAACATCTGTCTTTGTGGATCTGGTGTTTGCATTGCTGCTGCCATCGCTTGTGCTTGACCTGTAACTTGTTGCGTTGCAGCTTGTGCCATTAATGCAATCTCGTTCATCATTTCAGGAGGCATTTGTCCGTCTTGTATTTCTGGTAACGGTTGACCCATTGCTTGTTCTATTTGTAGTTTATACAACATCGCTTGATGTTCTTGAATATTTGCACCAATCGCTTGAGTAGCTACTGGATTTTGTTGTACCATCGGATTTTGTAAAAACGCACTATGTGCGGCTATATAGGCTTCATGGTTTTGAAACTCATACCCTTTAATCGGATTACCCGTTAATACCATTTGTTGTTCACTAATAGGATCACGCGGAGGTACTTCTTGTTCAGGTGGAAGTAGGGCATCAATATCTTTTATATTTAAAGCTAAATACATTTTACGATAAGACTCACGTAAATCGTGTAATTGCGGTGCTGCTTGTGCCATTTGTAGTTGTGTTTGAGCTAAAGTAATTCTTTGCGTCATACTAAAGATATTTGGGTCAGAAACGGGTATAACGTCTACAGAACTATCAAAATCTTCTTTAAAAACGTTTTCAGAAGCACCTTGTACTTGATAAGGGTATTCAGGCGGTAAAAACTCGCCAAATACTCTTTTTAAGATTTTAAACTCACATCTTTGTGCGTAATGTAATCTTTTATGAATTGCGGACATAACTCTTTGTCCTTTTTCCATTAATGCTACGGTTGTGCCTACAGGAGCTTCAGAATTACCATCACCTGTCGGATCTTCTACCGTTGCTGCAAATCTTTTACCAGAATCTACTAAAGAACCCAATAAAGTAGCTAAAGTACCGCTTGGTTCTTTATAGGGTAAAGGTAAAAATGCATCTTGAAGTCTTCCTCCAGGAGCATCGACATCACGCCACTCTCCAGGTTGTAACGGGTCATCATGACGTTGAATATTTAATCCTCTTGATTTAAAACCAGCAGGTAAGTTAGAAAGTGTCCCTGCATCAATCAACTGACGTAAAATAGAGGTAACTGATTTAGTTAATCCGCCCATCATGTGAATTAAACCGAAACCATAGAAACCTAATCCTGGAAGAAACTTATAATGAGTAAAATATTCGGTCTTTTTACGCATTGGATCGTTTTCACTGTAGTTAGGTCTAATAGCTAAAATTTTATTGTTATCTTTACAAATAGTTACGATGTATGGCAGAGCTAATCCTGTTTCTTCACCGTTAGCGTCTACGTCTTCGAACCCTTCAAGGTCTAAATTGACATGCATTTCTAATAAAGTAAATTCTTCGTCGCTTATTGTTCTAGTTAACCCTTGAAGTTCGTCAATTTTATCATCTACTTCGGTTAAATCAGGATTACTGGTAGGCGACATCATATCGGTGTCTTTATAAAAGCCTGAAAGCTGTAATTTACGTAATTCGTTCTCGTTCATATGAATTACGTGGGTAATTCTTGGTGCTGTAAGTAAATCTACTGCGTAATACGGAACAACAAGGTGTTCTGACTTAACAAAACGTGCAACAGCACGTCCTAATGCAGGATCGTAGTAAACTTTTTTGAAAGCGGAGCCTGAAAGCGGCAAATAAAAGAGTAATTGATCCATTTCTGGGTCATATTCTTCCATTTTGTACGTAATTTGGTAATTCATGAAGTTTTTTACACGATTTGCCTTTTCCATCTTAGCATTATCGGTAATTCCTAAAACTTCTGTATCTACAGGTCCACCTGCGGGTAACATTTCTTTATAAGCTTGGGCTTGGAACTGTGTTACCGCTTCAGCAAGGATCGGATGGTGTACTCCTGAAGCTCCAGCGAAAGGTTGTGATCGAGAATCTGAGTTTATACCTAATAATTCTAAACCTTCGCTGTATGTTTGAAACCAATCATCTCTAGAATCTAAATCTTCTTCGTAAGATGAAGTTAATTCTGCGGCTATCGTGTTTAATTCACGGTCGTCTAAAACTTCTGCTAAGTTTTCGCCAAACTTAGAAGGTGTTTCTTCTTCCATATCGCTGCCACGTACAATAGAACCGTCAGGCTGAACGAAAAGCTCAGTTTCTTCTTCGGGTTGCTGTACTAATTCTAGTTCGATTGGGTCTTCAGAACTAGAACGCATAGGAATTGGTTGTTTTTCAATAGCCATGGTAATACATCATAGTATGATTTTCCTCAATAATAAACCCTTTCACCTTGATAGTGTTCTTCCTCTTCAAAATAATCACTCGAAAGTGTTAAAAACCCACCTTCTCTGAACCTAGCTAACGCTAAAGTAGTCGCATCAACTAAGTCATCGTTTTCTCCGTTAGGGAAATCAGAAACTTCATCCATGAGTTCTTCTCCCCAACGATTATCAGGAACCCAAACACGCCCGTCTTGGAAAATAGGTGAAACAGAATTTAGCCTAGCAATTTTATCTTGTCCTTTTCCAGGAGAAAAAGTATTTACAGGTATACCAACTCTACGTAATTCTTGTACTAAAGGTAATCCACTGGCTTTTGCTTCAATAATCATCGTATCAGGTTGCCAATATTCATACAAACGTAAAGCTTCGGCTTTTAGTTCAGGGAAATCAAAACGTTCTTTAACGCAATCTATTAATATTAGATGAGCTTCGTTGCCGTGGTAATGTTCTTCCCCTATTTTACCTTCAGGGTAAAACACACCCCAAGTAGTAATAGCAGTATAGTCAGCTCTTTCGCTTTTTAGAAACGCTGTATCAAAACTTTGAATTAAGTAATCGCATTTAGGTGGCTTTTCTTCGTCCCAGATCATAAACCAGTCTTTAGGTATAATCGAAATACCCTCACCCGTAGGTCGTTGCATATATTGAGCCGCCCATTTTCCTGGACTAACCGATGCTTTTATACTTTCGAGTTCTTCTAATTTCCAAAAATTATCCCATAACGGTTTACCGCTTGGTAAAATAGCAGGGAACTCAATTAGTTCCCATTGGTCTGCTCCAGGATCTTGTGCCATTTTCTTAATTAATCGTCCTGTAAGATCTTTTTTATTCCAACGGGTCATTACAATAACGATTGCACCTCCAGGTTGTAACCTTTGTCGTGGACCTGCCATAAACCATTCGTAAGCTTCTTCCATGGCTTTATCAGACATAGCGTCTTGTTCCGAATGTGGATCGTCAATAATAAATAAATCCGCACCCCTTCCTGCTAACGCACCACCAATACCTGCTGCGTAATATTCACCGCCTTTATTCGTTAACCATTTACCTGCAGAACGACTATCTGCTTTTAGTTCTGTTTCAGGGAATAATTCATGGTATTCTTCTCCGTCAATTAAATCCCTAACTTTACGTCCGAAGTTAACCGCAAGGTCAGCGGTATGGGTTGCTTCTATAATTTTTAATTTAGGATTTTTACCTAATAAGTATGCGGGGAACAAATGTGATGCAAACTCAGATTTAGTATGACGAGGGGGCATATTAATAATTAAACGTTTAAGTTTGCCTGTAGCGATATCATCGAAAGCCTTAGCCATCTTAACGTGATGGTCTCCGTTAATAAATTCTTTCCAAATAGATTTAACAAACTCCATAAAAGTACTTGTTGATTTTTCTTGGAATTCACGTTTACTTAATTCTTCTAAAAGAATCGTAAACTCTTTAGCTTCTGCCTTACTTAAATGAGAAACGTCTATTTCTTTTAAGGCTGCTAACTTAACTGCGTTAGAAGTCATTTAGGGTTTATATACGCTCGTATAAAATCATCAAGTTGATCAAAAGGTATTTCTTCAGCTATGTTTAAATTACTCGGGTTTAACGAAAGAATTGTTTCACCTTCTCCTTTAAAATTTCTAGGTGGGAAAACGATTGAATCATAATCCATTTTAGTTAATTGATTCGCTATATCTTCAGAAAATTGTGCAGGAGTTTTATTTACGCTTCCTAAGCCCCCCTCTAACATCGTATCTAATTGATATTGCATTCTTCTAAGCGGCATATTGTTTTTGCCCGTGTCTCTACTTGGTCTAGATATATAATTTAACATATCATCTAATGAACCTCTAACGTCAGAAGGCATATTTTCTATATCTAGTGTTTTATTGAAATCGGGATTAATTCTATAAGCCGAACCTTTTTCAGAAAATGATTTAAGTCGGGGATCGGCTATATTACCAACTGTGTATACACCCCCAGAAGAAGGAAAACGTTCTCCTGTTCTAAGTTTATTTAATTCTTTAGGAAGCATTAAAGTTTCAATACCTGTTTTAGGACTCCCATGAAAAATATCTATTAAACTAAGTTCTGCAGCTTTTCGTTCTCCTGGATCTTTTATATTACCAATAGCTTTATCGCGTTTATTAGTTAACGTTTTAATTTTACGGTTTATTTTATTTGCAGCATCGATAGCAAACTGTCCGTCGCCACCGTCTGCATTACGCATTTCTCTACCGTAATTAAATTTAAGTTTTCTAATTTCATCGTTGTATTTAGCAATAAGTGGAGGAATCGCAAGTTTTGCTCCTGCTCCTGCACCACCACCTAAATAGTTAAACGGGTCTTCTATTAAATCTTTCATAAAACCTGCCGCACCCGAAACTTTTTGAAAAACAGGATCGTTTTGTAATGAAGGATTTAATTGATTTAATAAATCCATTAAAGGATTGTAATCACCGAAACGGTTTTCTATAGGTGCTGCAATAGATTCAGGTGTCGCCATCATCGAAGTATAAGCTAACTAATAACTAAATGTAAAACGAATTAAAGTAAAGCAGTTAAGCGGCGGGGTGGGATCCTTGGTTCGCGTTAGCTTTTTTCTTAGCTCGTCTTTCACGAGCACGTGCGTTAAGGCTATCTTTCGTATTCCGTATTTCATCTTCCATGTCTTGCCAAAAGGCATCCCTGAACAACTGTTCGTGGTCCGCGGATAGTTTAGTATGAATAATTAGATCTTTATCTTTAGGAATCCAATCTTCCCAAAACTGTTTACGTTGATCTGACCATTGCCATTTGATCTCGCCTAGTTCAGGTCTAGCGTGAATGTAATACCCGAATATTAGCGGTTTGTTGAACTTTGGTACTGTTTTTGGCATCTTTCTTTCCGAATATCTTTTCCCAGTTCTCTGCGTACTTTTTGGCGTCATCGCCTTTACGTCGTTTAGAACCTTTACTCATCGTATTCCCTATAATACTCTACAATCGCTAAAACGTTCTTTGTGTAACGGGTGATCTCTGCCATATTCATCGAAAGGTTTTCGTATTGTTGTGTAGTCAACGCATAGTAAGCAACCGCAGGAGCTTTACCGTCTTTAACAAGTTGTAGGTATTCTTCCATGATCTCGGGAGTTAACACTTCAAATGTTACCTCGGTCGCTTGGATTTCCATAGGTAACGGTGGGTGGTACATAGGAGCAGGTAACGCTATCGTATTTACGTCTACAGGTTTTACAGTAGGAAAGAGCGAACAACCACTGACCGCGAACAACGCAATAATACTAAATTTTTTCAATAAGTTCTTCATCATCCACTTGGCTCCTCCTCACTGACCGTGGTCAACTCTACAAGATTATCTATTACTCGTTTAGTACCACGGTTAACCATCTTCTCAACAAGTTTAGGTTTGTTTAGTGCAAGGTTATCAAGATCGTGCTTAGCAAATGTGTTTCTGAGTTTAGTTACTTCACGGAGTGCGTTTTGTTTTTCGGCTTCTAACGTACCAAGACTCGCGGACAGTTGTTCTTGTTTAGCTAAGTATTGTTTAATTGATTCGTTTTGCTCGGATATCTTACTTTCCAGGATTAGCTGATTGCCTTTGAGCGTGGATATTTGGTCTAATAAGAACCACGAACCCGCCAAAGATGCCGCCAATAGGAGTCCTAGAACAAAGCTAATTTTATAACCCATCCCAAAAGTATAATCGTAAAAAATTTTTTCGCAAAATATTTTTATTTGTAAAGTACTTGCAATCAAGGATGCAACACCAAGGGCGGGCGGGTGGGACCCGCGGCTAACTTTAAAAGGGGGGTATAGGGGTTGCTGTAGGGCGTTCTAAGGGCAGGTAAGGTAGGTCGTATACCTATGGGCTAGGGTTAAGGTTAGGCTAGGTGTGTGGTGGTGGTGTGTGTGTTGTGTGTGGGGTAGGCTTTATTGTAGGCACAAAAAAGGGCGGTGAGTACCGCCCTAGGATAGGTAGTTAGTTGTTAGCTAACTAGTGGCTTGATGCCGTTAGACTTGTTCCATGCATCAAGACCTTTCATCTTCTTAATGTATGTACACATAATCTTTTGCGGTGTTTGTTCGTACAATTCACCGTTAGGTCTACACCATGTCATATCGCCTTTAGCCTTAACAGATACTTCATTAATCTGCTGTACTGTAGCAGTACCGCCAAGGGTATGTATATAACCTAAGACTAGCTGTACTTGTCTAGGGGCTACTATAAAGTCAGCCATGGCGTTATCAGTTAATGATAATGTCATGGTTAAAGGAACACCACCTTGACCGCCTTTACCTGTAGGGGTAAAAGGGTTAGCACTTATCTCAGCTTTACGCTCAGCTATGTTAGCTTTAGCGGTAGCCATTTCTTTTTGTTGTTTATTCATAATGAATAACCTCTTAGGCTTAGTTAGTTAGATATTAATTAGTAGCCTATTACCTAATCAATAACCTATTATATAACTAAACTACTTTACTTGTATATAAATAAACCTATTTATTTATTTTATTTATTAATTAAGATTTTAGGGATTTTAGGGATTAAATAACTATAAGAATCGCACGAATCTTTTTTTCTTCCTAAGCGATTCGCACGAATCTATTTATTATGTATAGAGTAGAGGGGAAGGGAATGGGATAGAGTGTGAGGGATAGAGTAGAGCGACGGATAGAGTGATAGAGTAGAGTGTAGAGTAGAGCGGACACAAAAAAGGGGACCGAAGTCCCCTCGTTCGTTAACCGTGGTTAGCTGACAGTAATCAGCTTCTCCTCGATCATTCTAGCTCTGTAATGAGCCCAGATATGATTCGGCTCTTGGACTGTTACCAATCCAGCTTTGACCAATGCACTCTCGGTCGAACCATCCGTCCCGATCATCTCACCGACGGTCAAGGTGTTATCTTTCGCGGCAAGTAGTGCCTCGATGATTTTCCCTGCTTGTGGTGGGAACTTTCCTTTCGGTGTAGCAATCAAAGTGATCACTGCATTGTAGTTAATTGACCCTTTCTGGGCTCCTGCTTTATAGTTCTTATCTATCATATAATTCTCCTTTCTAGTTAATTCTTAAATAACCCTATTTAAGATACAACAATTATATAACCGATTGTCGTGGAAGTAAAGCAGTATAAAGAGTCCAAGATTGTGCCACCAGGAACGATTCGCACGAGTCTTAGTCCGTGGCTAGTTCTCCTTCAACAACCTTTGCATCCAAAGTTCTTTTCTTAATAAGGTTCTCGAGTCGATCGAGTATATCGTCCTTAGACATCAGATCGATTTTCGCGGTTAGTATCTCGCGTCGATCGATGTAGAGTCCACCCGCCTTCCCTCGATGGACCTCGGCTGTGATGGCAGCGGATATTTGACCTTGGTCCTTCGCCTCCTCCCTGAGGTCATGTAGAGTAGAGAGGTGTGTCTCCAGGGAAACTGCATCTCTCTCCGAGGCTGCTATTTCCAAGTCTATCAAGTAGTTTCGTACAACTGGGTTATGGTTTAGTAATACGCTCCCTTGTGTCTTCGCACCCTTCCTGTCCTTTGTATACCCTGCTTTTACCGCGGCATCCGTGGCTGTTTGTCCTTTGAAGTACTCTTTACAAAACTTCTTTTGTTTAGAGTTGAGGTGCTGCCAAATCTTACCGTTATCGTCTACAAATGAATTACCGTCTTCTGTTGGTGTTAACGATGTGTAACTAAGTTGTTTCATTCTACCTCCGAGTGTTGCATAAGGTTATTAGAATCATATTAGTTTTATTATCAAATAAATAGTTTTCTCATGCCCTCTAGGTAATCTTACCATAGTTTCTAATAGACTAATAGAATTCTATTAGTTTTGAAGAATCAAAGAATAGAGTAACCAAGAGACTTGTAGATTGATTCTATTAGTATATTAGCGATATTAGTACTTTTGCGAATGTTTTTTCAAAAACTTTTTTAATTTACCAGATAACAATACACATAGATTTAATAGAATATGACGGGCGTAAAAAACCCCGAGTAAATCGGGGTCTATTGGTTGTGGTGGGTGGTTGTTTAAGAAGCCGTGCCACTCACCATGTGTTGTGCCTCGAACTCTTTGTTTTCCTTGGACATTTCATACACGGGGTGTATCGCTTTTAGTTCTTCTAAACTCATTCCTGTAACATCGTCCATCATTACATGGTCTCGATCAGGACTATAAGTTTCCCTCCATGCGTAGCCTTTCCCACAATACAACTGTCCGTTGTATGTGTAAGTATGTTTGTTTCGTGCGTACATACCTGCGTCTACAGTTTTAAGTGGAACTATTCCATGCTTCTTAAAGTTTTCTGTTGTAGGCTTATCGCCCCAATTATCACTTATTAATATACTCATTCTAATTCTCCTCTTTCTTTCGAAAGTATAGTTTTTTAACTAAGTAAATTATAACCGCCAGTAAAGGCGAACTAAAGCAGCCCCCGACCAACGCACCGTTGACCGAGGGCAAAGATTAGACTATCTTATCTTCATATTCCCATTGGCTCTCTCTTTCTTTGTCATGTCTCGTAATCTGAGCTAAATGACCTTCATGATGTTCACATCCTCCGCTGACCGTAAATATATTATAAATATAATCGTTATCTTCTAACATCATTCCGTAAGCAACTGTAGTATATGCATCTTTCGGATTAATCGTAGACTGTTCATTCTCGTGTAAGAATAAACCGTTTTGTTGGTGTCCTCCTGGATAACTCACCTCGGTCATATCGTCAACTAAAGACGCTCCATCTTCCGATAATGGTATAACTGAATGCCACTCATCAACTCGATGTTTATCAAGTTCTATTTGTATTTTCTCGTATAGTTCTTTCATATTCTTTCTCCTTTCTTTGTAGTTAAAATCGCTAAAACCTTTTTAGCGTATAGGTATATTATAACTTAGAAAAAGCACACGACTAAAAGCAGTATTAGAGCCTTCGATTCGCCCGACTGTTAACAACCGAACATAAAAAACCCCCGCATAAGCGAGGGCAAAGCTCGAGGGAGTCAAGCTTATTAGATAGAGTAGATTATGCCCACGCTGATTCGTAATTAGGAAATCCATCGTATGACAGATCCTCTGTTTCATCAGTCGAATCTTCTAGTATCGTAGATTGATAATCTTCGTTCCTAGCTTCTAACTTCATCTCTGCAATGGCTAGTTTGTAACCATTGTAGTAATCGTTGACGAACTTTCCGAAGTAAGTCGCTCCCTCACGTTTTTGCGATGCGTCACAAGGTAGCCCTGCTTTCGCGTCCCTGATGCCTTGGTTCTGAGCGGCAATCTGCTCTTTAGTAAATATTTTCATATCTTTCTCCTTTCTTAGTTAGCGGGAGTCTTTTTCTGTAGGTAGACTCCCTGTTGTTAATTAACCTAGCAGTTCTGGTTTGCTATCCCGTTCGCTAAAAGTTATTTTTTAGCTATATATAGTATAGCTAGGAATTAGTAGAAATAAAGCAACGTACGACGCTATCAATAACGCCACCAAGCCGAACATAAAGAACAATAACATATTGTCTGGGTCTCTCATACATACCTCCTTATTAGTTCTAAATGATCTCCTTCGATAGAGTTAACCTTTCCAATGTATGCTGTCACCTCACCAACCCAATACTCCTCGGTGTGTTCTTTTCGATAAGCCACACGATCGGTCTCTTCTAATTCGGTTCCAAAGAACTCAGAAAGTAAGTCACGATCGGTTATACCCCCATCGTTGTAATCTTGTATATCTACATCAACATAATCCCATTCACTATAGCGTTGTTCACCGTCTTGTATTTCTATCGTATAAATAAGCATAACTACCTCCCAATAGTCTCTAAATCGTTTTCAGTTATATATTGATAAGCTCCTTTGTTATAAACTGGAGCAATCTGTTTTTTACGCTGTTCAGCTAACTCGTTGGCTGCGGCTTCACCACAACCTAAACAAGTCATATAGCCAAGGCTTCTACGTCCTTGGCTAATAGGCTCATTACATATAGTGCAATCAGTCATAATCCTAACTGTTTTAAATTACGGTCAACGATCGGTCTGTGATCTTCTGGAATAAAATCCCATAATTCATCAGTGATCATCATTAATAATTCTTGCAACTTATCTTTATCGGGACAAGCTGGACAATAAGGATATTCGATAGAGTGATTATCTCCGAATACTGTACTTTTACAATTAGTACATAATAAAGTTGGTTCACTCATGCTTCTTTCCTCCTGAACAATGGACCTGCTGCAACAAACTCGGTGTTCTCAATACCGTACTTCAATACGGTGCTGACAATCAAGTTCTGCTGGAATGCACACGCCATATGCATCAGTACAGCCTCTTCAGGTCTATACAAATCTATACGTGCAGTTAACTGCTCTGAACTCTCTGGAGTCCAGAATAAATTCGATTCGTGAATCGAAAGGGTTTTAGTTTTATCACTCATAGTAAATCTCCTTAGTTATTTTTTACCTATATATAGTATAAAGCCGAGCATAGCGAATAAAAGCAGCCTTGCATTACCACCAGCACACCATTCTCGCACCACGTTCACTCGCACAGCGTAATAACAATTCTAAGTCTTGAACTTCTTGGTAGGTATACTCGGCTTCCATTCGATCTGTTTTATAAACAATAGTTTCTGGTTCTAAGGTTTGTTCCAGATGTTTAGCGTCCGATTCGACCGCGTGTAATAGATCAGCTAGAGCTTGAGCTTGTTCTTTTAACTCACAAGCTTGAACATGAATACTTTCTTCTATGTGCCATATAAACTGTTCCTCCATCAAGTCATCCATTAAAGGCTCGTACCATTTACCTCGAAACGATCCGTCAGCACCGTTGCCGCTCATTATCCCACCACATAGATTCACGTCTTTTATACGTGGGTCATCTTCTGATGTAAAATCTGTCTCACAATTACCGTGAACAATATAACAATCTAATCCCATCAGTTCATCTCCTTCTCATCGGGAATCGGTATAAATTGCATAAAGGGTTCTTCAATATGATCCTCGGGCATCCACTCGATCGTATCAGCATTATAACTACCACTAATAGTCTCACCCTCATCATCATAACCAACAATAATGGCACGACCTGCTAATGGCTGATGGAACTCTGATAGTTTGAAATATCGATTATTGTTTTTTAATAAACCTTCATCGTCAACTATGACCATCGTATCGTCACTTAATGTAACAACGTCGAGGGGTCCATCAAGTTGCATATGTTTTTTAGCGTCGGCAAAGGTAGAGTCTTCTGACAACTCTACCTCTGTAACAGTTTGCTCGAACGGGTCGATAAGTAGTCCGTGTATCATTGTGCGTACACATCCACGTCAGCTCGGAAATCTGTATTTCTAATTTCCGTTGAGACAATTTCTTCAACACGTTCTTCAGTCCACATAGCACCCTCTACTGCATCAATACGAGCAGTAAGTTCACTTAATGTATTAAGCACTTTTTGCTCGGCTTCTTTCGATAAATCAGCAGGATCGATTACTCGAGGCTGTAAATCATCTAAAACATCGGTAATACGATGTAATGAAGTCAGTAAGTCTGAATTAAATTCGCTGACTGTAGCATGTTCTAATAAACTGACATTGTTTTTAAGGTCAGCCACCTGTTGTTGGATTTTTTCAATATCCATATCTTTCTCCTTTCTAGTTAATGTTATTAAACCATTTAATAACTAATACAAGTATGCCTAAGAGTACCGCGAAGTAAAGCAGTAGTAGAAGGCAGGATTAACCCTCGTCTTTTTTCCACAATCCGTCTTCTAATCGACCTGTACGACCAGATATCTCTTTGTAAGCCGCTTGCATGCACTCCTCGAGCGTTAAACCTTTTTGTTCAGCTAAAACGATCAAACAAACCGCACAATCTCCTATCCCGTCTATTAACCCTGCTTGGTCACCGTAGGCGAGTGCTTTAGCTGTTTCACCGACTTCTTCTACAAGTTTTAACATCTGTTTTTCAGGTTGTATATCTTGTCCGTAAATTAATCCACGGACTTCCGCCCAATCAGCTATATCATCAATTACTTTCATATTGAAGGCTCCTGCGGTGGTTGTGGAGGTAAAGTTAAATCAAAAGATATTTGTTTTTTATCGATCATCCTGCGTAAAGCTTCATGAACGTGAAACATTTCGATTCGACCGTTTTCGCCTTCAGGCATCTTAAATGCTATTTTAATGGTAGCAATCGGATAATCTTGTGATTCGTCCGTATGTGAGATTCTATAACCTACAGCACCCATCATATTAAAATCACTCATCTTTACCACTCAAATCTGTTGTAACAACTCGACCGCTTTTGTATTTAAGTTCACGGTAATGTGTTGTTTCACTTTTTTGAAAATAATATGAAATTAGTTT